CATAGCCACATAGGCTTTAGCCAGATTATTTTTACCCCAGTCTTCTCCCATGGAGTGACGTGGCAAAGAGTTCTGGTCTAACATGATCACCGTGCCGAGTTCATCTACTAAAATGTCTGCGATCTGGTTATTCACTATATTATAGCCTATTTGGTAAGGTTTCATTAGATCTACTAATGAAGTACTTCTTGTATTTCTATCTCCAAAGACTGCTCCCTCTACTGGTAATTTACAACCATAAAGTGTTGTGTCTCCTTTAAACTGGAATGGAATCTTACCTGGCTTACCACCATTAAGACCTAAGTAAATTGGATTGATACCTCCTGGGTTATTCATACCCCAGAATGCAGGACGATTAGGTCCAATTTTAATACCACCCCAAGTTTCATTAATCCATATCCAATCTATATGTTCACCAAAGATTAAATTGTCTTTAGTTTTATCTTTATAAATTACAGTGTTGTACTGAGGTTTGTCAGTTACTTTATATACTTCTGTAACAATTTCTTGTATGATCTCCCCTTCTTCTGTAATCTTAGTTAAGTGACCCAATTTTCTTTGAGACTTCCAGTATACTGTAGATACTCTTAAAAGGTGTGATTTACCAAAGTCAATAGTATCTTCTGAATCTGATAATATCCATTCTACAATATCTCCTGTACCAAACTTAGAATCATATACAGATGCATATTGTCTGTATCCGAGACTTGGCATTTGCGTATTCCAATCATGAGATCTGGTAGGATCATAATAAGTTCCATCATTCTGATACCCTTGTACAGCATAGCCTGCAGAACGTACAGGATAGATAGCTTCTAAAGCTTCTAATTGCTCTTGGTTCATCATCCAACCAAACTTATCTATGACATCTGATACACTCATCATATCCATTTTACCTACCCAGTTACCCTGAGAGATATAACGAACATCTGGTGATTTATGATAAAAAGTAAGTAGTGGATTCCAAAGTTCTAGCTCGTAGTCATTTTCTCTCATATCAAAATGCCAGAACTCTCTATCTGTAATAAGCATGTCTCTGAAAGCACGCTCTTCTAATTCTTGTAATTTAAATCTTTCTTCATCTACAGACATCTGATGTGATGCCCATTGTTCTATCATAGAACGATAATCTTTTTTAAAGAAAGATTCAATTTCAGGTAGTGATTTTAAATTATCAACAGACATCATCTCTTGAGCTTCCTCACTCTCTGGGTCCATACCTTGGTTAATCATATTGATAACCATCTTTTGCTGAGCCTTTTGTAATAACACTTGCTCAACCATTGCTCTTTTTTCCTCTAGCATTTCATTGTAGGAAATATCATCTACAGCTTTAAACATAATTCTAGAACTACGTTTAGAAAACTCATTAGCTAGTACATTCACCACATTAGGAATAATTGGATAGAACTTTAATTCTAAAGCAGACGCATCCTCTTTAGTTAGTGTATCTATCAAATCAGCCATTTCATTATCTTCCTCAACTATATAATCAGATTTGTCTATAATACCTTTAGCCAACTTGTAGTTCTTCATGAGTCTACGAGCATTACGTCTAAGTTGCTTCATACCTTGAAACTCTAGCCAATCTAGGTTCCAAGCTCTCCACTCTTCATCTTTCTCTTTTTCAGGTAAAAACTGTATAGGTTGGGTAAGTGTACCCATCTTATTATAGTCAGCTTTTTTACCGGATTTGAGATCCAAAGCATTATATATCTGCATGATTCTTAATTATTTAAGTCTGCTGAAGTATCTACAGCTGTATTAGTAAAAGTTGAACCTGATCCAATAAATGAAGGATAATTAGTAGTTGTACTCCAAGTACCAATAGGGGGATAGATAGCCGTACCACTACCACGTACTAAATTTATGGGTGCCTGTTTTGGCTCTTCTTCTTTTAAAATAAGTAAAGCTTCCTCTAATGTAAGAGAGCTTTCTTTTATTAAACGAGATAGGATGGCTACTTTCTGAGCATGTAAGGTTACTTCTACTTCCATTATCTTATATTTTTAAAGGGATTTCTAGGGGGTTGCATAGAATTAGGACCTCTTTTAGAGCTACCCATATGCCTAAAGGGGCTATAATTTAATTTACTAAATTTTTGGGAGTTATCCAAATGAGTTTTGGTAACTTCTACACGTTTAGCCAAGCCTCTGTTAGATTGTTGAACTTTAGCAAAAGCTACTAGTGCAGCAAAAGCTACCAACCTATCCACGTTGACACCATCTTGGTAAGCTTGCATTTCTTTTAAAAGCATTGGATCAGGTATTCTCTCTACCCCATAGATGGTTTTTACAATGGTTCCATCAGCTAAAGTTTCTGTATCTAATTCTTCTTTTAAGAATTCAATAGCATAGGATAAGATGTTTCCTTTGAACAAAGTACCTACGTTTTTCCAACCATATTCTTGGAATACATTTCGGTTGGCTCCAATATCTTTTAAAAACAGAATCATATCCTTAGGAACTAAATACTTCTGTTTTTTCTTACTAATCATGTACTGGATAAATAGAGCTACGTTATTCTCCACTATCGTCCAGGCATTATACCATTCAATTAATAACTCTAGTCTTTCATGGGTTTTATTGATATCATCAAAACGTCCACACCAGCTAGCTACAATCTTATCCCTTTCTATACTGTTCTCTACGTTACCATCTCCATTGTCTTTGATAACCTCCACTGGGTTCTTGTATATGTAGATAGCACATAAAGAGTCTGATGTATTGGTCTTACCTTCTCCTACAGGATCTACAGAACCATAATACATACCAAAGCTTGGGTCTTTATGAGGTCTTTCGTAAATACAAATTACACCTTCTTTGTCTTCTGTCTTTTTAGAAATAGGCCACTCAGTAATAGGAATCTTTCTTGATGGTTTATCTTCAATCTTTCCTTCAGCATTTCTGGATAGTTCTAAATACTCACATCCGTATTGTTTGTCTTGAATACGTTGCATTTGTTTAGATAACAAGTGTGGTGGGAATATAGAAAGCTTTCTTGTTGCAAAAGCCTCTTCTATGTTTCTGGGATGCTGAGATATTTCTAACTGATAAGCTGCCGGTTCTAAATCTCGTTTTAATCTTTGGAACTCTTCCTCTAAAGCATCTAATGCTTCTTTAACTAATGAGTTTCCATACTTATCAATATATGGAGGCATAGACCACTGTTCAGGAATAAACAATCCTGTAATTCCTATAGTTCCATTACTATCTATAAGATTTGATGTAACTCCATAAAATCCATTCTCTCTTGGTTTTTCTATGTATAGTTTTAAAGGTTCACATTGGTCCAAGTCACCCACTGATCCAGCAGCTATAAACTGACCTGTGATCATATGACCAGACTTTAATGCTGGTTTCATATATCCATAAGTGTCTTGCATACTTGGAGCAATGCCTGCCTCCTCATGAAAGAAATAAGTTACAGGTCCACCGACACCATTGGTTGGATTCTTTTCAAATGAGTATGAGTTAATACTAGACTTTAATCCTCTGTAAGTATCTCTACCACCAACCCTTACTTTAATCTGTTGGTTCCATGCTCCTACTTTATCAGGTTCTGCCGGACGGTACCAAGCAGTATGTTCATTTAAAAAGTTTCGGTATTCTTCTAAGAATTTCCAAGAACCCTTTTCATTAATATAGTCTTTAAGACTAGCTCCTATTTTAAGTACAGATCCTTCTTCAAATACCCATTGGTTAATTAATTTAGCCATATGGAAATAAGAAGACGCTATCTGACGTTTCTTTAAAATAACAGCATGAGACCAGTGTAGTTCTGCAAGATGTTCGTACAAAGCCATGTGATACTGAGCATCTCTGACTTTAGCAAAGTCAAATCGTTTTTCTTCTTTGTCATAGATTGGTAAAAAGTTTAACCACATGTAGTAATCTCTGGTGATATACCATATGCAGCCATTATTTTTTACAATGATTCCTTTTCTGCATTTAAGCTTCTGATCATCCCAGTAAGCTATAAAGTCTTTAGTTTTAATTGGTGCTCCACAATAATATCCTTGCTTCTGAAACTTTCTAGCTTCAGCATTAAAGATTAGACTGCTCTCATCAAAGTCATATTTTCCCGGTTCTTTGAATATAGATAACAAGAAGTCTCTGAACTCCTCTCTGGTATAAAAGGTAGTAATATCCCAAATACCATTTTCGTAAGTAGGTATTTCTATGAAAGCGTTAGATAAGGTCACTAGACTTTGTTATATCTTTTATCATTTCTACATCCCCTTTACATTTATGTAAAAGATCTAGAAGTGTATTTAAGTGTTTTGAACGTAATACACCTGATAATTCTATGTTACTCCAATAGATTTGATATATAGTTCTTGGTATAGCGTTCCATAACTGAGTATATGGATTATAATGAAATACCCAATCAGACATATAACTTGATTCTGGTATTAAGTGTTCACCAATAGCGGCAAACTCTTTAATTT